GCCAGAGTTATATCCGCGAACCACCAACACCGTGGCATTACCCTGCAAGAGTAGCCCCGGAATGACAAGGGCCAATCCGCCCCGGCCTGCGATGGTCTGCCAGATTTCCTCTTGACCAGCCACGCCCCATTCGATGACAAGAATCTCGTCATCGGCCGTGTCGTTGCTCGCGTACAACCAAACCTCATCGTAGTCAGCGACAACGGCGGTGGCTTCGTGGATCAGCGTTCCCGCAGTACCCGTAGCAGCGATATCAATACCCCTGCCGTCGGTGCTTTCCGAGAGGTCATGCTTGGAATATGTTGCCATGTTTATCTTTCCTTAGTTAAAGATTGTGTTATTCAAGATGAGTTGAGCATCATTAGTGGTGATCGAAATAGCAGGCGTGTAACCGCCCGATGACACGATTGGTGCCGTGCCCGTCACCGCAGTCACAGCAGTCGTGATATCGGAAGTCAACGCCATAGTACCCGTGGCATCCGGCAACGTGATAATGCGATCTGCTGTCGGGTCCGTTACCGCAAGCGTTGTCTCGTAAGTGTTCGCCGTAGCACCCTCCAACACGATAGGGCTAGCCCCGTCAAACGTGACAGGTCCTGTAAACGTGCCCCCGCTCAAAGGCATCACAGTTGAAGTCAACGCCACCGTCCCTGTAGCGTCCGGTAACGTAATCGTCCGATCTGCCGTCGGGTCCGTCGCCATCAGGTACGTTTCGTGGGCGTTATCCGTGGCCCCCTCCCAGTAGATGGCGCCGTTGGCGCCCAAATCGTGGGTGATCTTGATGTTGGCCTTGCACGACACCAAAGCGTCAAAGGTCGCAGCCTCCGTCACAGCCAACGTGCCGCTGACTGTAGTAGCCGACCCCGACGTAGACAAGGTGGGTGTTCCCGTAGCCCAGTCCACCACGTCATCGAAGTTTTCGTTCATCTGCGCCGCCACAATCGTTGTCCCAGCGGTGAACGAATACGTCTTTGATAGAGCCGCCATTAGCGTAGTCTCCTAGTCCTGTACATGCCGATGATTGACGTGACTCCCCACTTGCCCCGCTTAGCCGGTGGCCCTGCGGTGGGAGTAACCTTGAACCTCAAACTAATAGCCTGCGCTGTCCCAATCGTGGGCCACCGGGCGAACAAATAACGGTCAGAAAGCCCCTCCGCTTCCCATGTCGCATAATAATCCGAATCAGGGTCGTCGTCATCCCACTGCGCGGTATCCCACAGAGAGTCAGATCCCAGACCCACGATGTCCTTGTAGTACGATGCCCAAAACCCGCTCAGGTCATAGTCCTTGTAAATGTACTGGTAGATACGGACATCACTGTCCGCCAACAACACTGTCCGCGTCTTGCCCCACCGTTTGGGAAACGTGGGACGGTTCCCTATGAACCAACCAGTCTGGTAGTAGGAAACGATCTCGTCAGCGGAACCCGTCCCGTAGTCATCGACATCCACTGATCCATCGTTCACTTTGGAAATCCGGTCGAACGAAGCCGCCGATGTGATCCCAGACGTGACAGCCACCCCGAAATGTGTGTCCCCAGTGGGACGGTATGTCAACAGGGACCGTGCGTTGGAGTCGTGCCGCACCCACGCTCCAACAATGCCCGGAACAGGAGGCTGTGGCCCCAAAGACGGGTCCCACACAAACATGTTGCGCCGATTATTCTGGTTGGACCCCGCAATGTTGTCATCCGACTGGTAATCGACGGAAACCCACAACCGTTCATCAAACCACATCATCGAAGGCGATGTGTCCAACGTCAACGCTGGTTGACCCACATCGGTGGTCATGGACGGCTTGATACGTTCAAACATCCACGTCAGTTCGTCGTACGACAACTTGTAGATACCGTCTTCAGCATACCAGAAGAAAATACCGGATGTAGTAGCCACAGGCTGCACCCCGTCACGGCACCCGGCTGTACGGGTTATGTTACGCACCTCAAACGAGTCGCTGTTGAACCCGTAGATGGCGTAGATACTGTTCTCCTTGAAAACCAGCAACCGGTCAGCGTCGGGGATAATGGCCGTTATGTGGTCGCCGTCCTCACCGATGTCGATGTCGATGTAGTCGGCGGCTGTCCAGTTCTCAGCATCGTTGACTTTGGAGAACCTGACACGGTTCTTGTGGGTGTCACCGGCTTCCAACGTGTAGGCGACCCACACGAACTCTGCGAACGTGGCAACGTAGCGGGCGTTGGGAAAGTGACCGTCCGACCCGTCAATGTCTGGTGTGAACAGAGCGGTCGAAGCGTCAGCGCCACTCCAACGCACCCCCGCAAACGTCGTATGTCCCGTGCTTACCAAAAACTTCCCGTTGACAATGTACGTGTAGTCGTTGAATGTGATCCCCAGCGGCGGCTGCGTCGTATCAAACTTTATATCAGTACTGCCGTAGGATACTGTGCCATCAAAGTTGCCGGTTATGTCATCATTCCACTGTAAGTGGGTGTAACCCGTAGCCGGATTGTTCACAGCGGCCAAAACCTGATTCTGCCCCTCCTCGTAGTGGCTGATCAGACTGATGATCTCCCCGTCGTCCACCACATCAGAGTTGATCTTCGTCACACCGTCCCTGCGACGCACACCGCCACGCGGGTCCACTTCCACATTCAACATGGCAGGAGACTCGTTAGCGCCGATGTTGAACTGGTCGGCCCGCAGGTTCAAACCACCCGTGAAGTCCGCCTTCTCGTCGTAACGGTACGGCTGGGTGTCAACATTGACTTTAGGAAGGGACGCTTGGAGAGCCATGCTCTACTCCCACGAATAACGCAACCGTGCAGGCATCCACGACTGGGACCGCCAACGTGACGCCCGCATGGAGTTCAACAGTAACGGCTGCGGGGCCGGAGTGTCCTCAAACCGTGCCCGCAGATTATCCAACTCCGCCACGAACTGGGCGTAGTACTGCTGCCCCATCCCCGCATCCTCCTGCTGCTGATACGAACGGTAGATTGCATACAATGACAGCACATTGTCGAACGGGTCGGGAAAGTCGGGGGTATTAGCGTCAGCAATAGCGGTACGGTAGATGATCACATTGCCACCGAACTCGATGGCGTTCCTGTACCCCCGCACAGAGATCGTTTTCACACCGGAGGGGGTAGGGTACAGCCTCATCGCCATAGCGCCAGAACTGTCACCCCACATCGACCAGTACCACGGATTGCCCGTCGTATTGGAATCCAATGGGTAGATGATGTCGGCGTCGTCGTAGCCGATAAACTCCAACACGTGGTTGGATGTCTTCATCGACGCCACTTCCCGCAACCCCACATTCTTGGGCGCGGACGCATCAGAAAACGTCACCCCGTCATGGGTGATACTAAGGTTGGCTCCCACCTCAGACAACGTATAGTCCTTCTTGGACGCCACCGTATCAAATGTGGTAGCAACCTCGTAGAACGGCCACCGTTTCTCAGAGTAGACCATTACGTCATACCCTTCGCGGAGAAACGTATTCATAGTCGTGTCCGCTATATCGTTGCTGGTGATGTCAACTATGTTTCGCACATAGTCGCGCATGTCGCTGAGTTGCAACGCAGCCCCCTATTCTTCGACTGGTTCGGAGACTGTCTCCTCAGATGGTGCCGCCACGGAAGGTTCATGGATGGGGGTGGGGTTTACGCGATGTATACGCCGGGCGCGTCCAACGACGTGGCCCTCAGGGTTGAGCGTCTTATGGTTACCCGCAGGTTCATCTGCGGGGCGCTGACCCCTCTTGTATGCGTATGCGAAACCCCGTGCCATGATGCCTCCCGTGGCGACGAACCGTCTATCAGGCCGTGGCGCCGTATATCAAACCCTGACGTGCACGGTTACTGCATGTCAAGTTGCCATAGCACAGCAACTGTGAGAACACAGCGTCCTGATTAGTGGGACGCACAAACGGTGTCGGCTTGAACCAGACATCGCTGTGAGCCACCAGTTGTAGGTATTTGGTGTTCAGGAACAGCATCTGACCAGAGGAGCAAGCCCCATCAAAGGTTACAGGTGCGCCCTTGAACAGCAGGTTCTGGAACCCGCCATCAGCCACATCGGTATCAGTGTACCGGATCTGGCCCTCCAACAGCGACTCGTACTTCTCGTACAGAGTCTGTGTGGTGATAATGATTGTCGGCTGGTCATTACCAACCGAAATGGTGTTGTACATGTTCGCCATCGAAAGTTGCGTCAAAGCGCCACTTTCGTCAAGTTCAGAGGACGCCCACCATGAGTTGCCCGAGTCACCCGGGGTGATTCCACCAAGTTCACCGGTTACAGCACCGACAATGTTGCCTAGACCATTCCAGTCGTTCATGTTCTCAATCACTGTTTCCTGCGTCTGGAAGATCTTACCTTCCAGCAGGTCAATAATCTGGGCCTCGCCGTTATTCTTGGCTTCTTCAATACCGCTGATTGTTACGGTAGCAGCATACTGTCTCCAGTCGTACTCAGCGGCAGAAATGCCAGTCTGAGCAGTCGTAAGAATAGTATCTGTGCCCGCGTACGAAGCGGCTGTACTGTTTGTCCCGTAAATGATTGGGACTACGATCTTCGTACCACCTGAAATACGCCGAATAGTCTGACCGTTCGTCAACGCATAGAACAAAGGTCGTGCGCTGAAAATGTTGTCAGTCAGTTTCGGGATATAGTTCTTCAGGGTGGTAGACAGAAGTTCGTCAAAAAGAGCATTACCGGCCATAATCTGTTACCTCTCTGTTAGTTACGAAGACAGGGAACGCTTAGCGTCCATGAACGCCTCTCGGATACTGGAAACCGCCTTCACCGGCTCTGTCGTTGAACCGGCCTGCTTGGAACCCGAAGGTTCCACCATACCAGCCTCACGTTTCGCTTCGGTGCGCTCCTTGTCCTGTTCCAACTTGCTGGCTTTTGCGGCTACATCGTTATACCGCATATGTGTCAATGCGGCTTCTAGATTGCCTATTTTGTGCGTCAGCGCGTGTTGGTACAGTTCAGTAGCATTGAAATCTCCGTACGAACCCTTGAGATGTTCTACCTGCTTCTCTACCTGTTGTCGTCTCTGCACCCGGTCCTGCTGCGCCAAACGGGTTTCCAGACTGGCGATTCGTTGTTCAGTCGGGTCCGGCTCATCCCACGGGTCTGTATTTTCCGTGGGCGAGGCGGTTGCCCCTCCAACACCAAATGCGTCGCCTAAAGCCGCTAGTGTCCCCGCTGGATCTGCTTCCAACGAATGCACTATCGCCTCCGCTTGCTGTAACCGTGCACGTTCAGATGCCAACTCCTGCGTCTTACGGGTGTAATCCGCCTGTCGCTGGTATCCATCCCGAAGTTCGTTCAGACTAACCTGTTCCTCAGAGCCGTCCACCTTCACGGTGTACTGCTCACCAACAGGTTCCTGCGGAACTTCAACTGAAGAATCTGGGCTATCCGTTATAACGGTTCCCTCAACATCTTCTGCCATTATTCTGTTTTCTCCTCGGAGTCCAAAGGGTTGCTCCTATGAATACGGGACTACTGTCCCGCTATTACAAGAACGGAAGGTCTATATCCATCTGTCCTTGAATCTGGGCCAGCAACTCTGGAGGAACGCCGCCACTGGGGGCGAACACCCCCTCCGGCTGCATTGCGGGGGATATGGGCATCCCCGGCGGCATCTGAGGCATACCGGGGCTTGCACCCGGACCCTGACCTTGGCCTTGACCTTGACCTGCGCCACCCGGCGCTGGGGCCTGCGGTTGCTGCTGCATCATAAACTTGTCCGGGTCCTTGATTCCGAACCCGTTTGTCAACACGTGCTTCGCCAACGCTGCCGGATCAATCACTGTCCCCACCAACGGGGCCATAGCGTTCAACAAAGACACAGCCTGCTGTTTGCGAATAGTGTCATTGATTGGCTGCGTCGAACCGGCCTCAACGCTGAAATCGTACTCCCCCATAATGTCGTCACGGCTATAAGGCACAAACAGGTTGCCGCCCCTGTCGCTCACCTGCGCCATCTGTTCCCCCGTCATAAACTGTTGCATCAACTGGATTACCCGGCGAGCGATCTGCCCAATGCTGATCTCCACGATTGCCAACTTGTCCGCTGCGCGGGCGTTACCCGCATCGGCGATAATCGACGCTTCTGTTGCGGTACGCCGAATCTCCGGCATCTGCCCACGTGCATACTCTGATACACCGCTGACCGTGTTTATGTCGGCTTCCACAATCTCCGACATGTTGTAAATCTCCGGCGACAACGGAGTCTGCGGCATGGGGATCACAGTCTCCGACAACGGCTTGTTCTCGTCCAATACGGGCACCAACCGGCCATCCTCATCCGATTCCAGCGCCTCACGGCCCTCCGGTCCGAAACTGCGTTCGTGGTACAAGTATTTGCGGGCGTAACGCTTACGAGCGTTCATCATCTGCGAACGAGTCTTATCCAACTCCTGTTGGAGAGACTCCAACGGCTCCAAATCACCCATCGGGTAGAAATAGTCGGGAACGTCGTAGTTTCGCATCATCACGAACGGCTGACCGTACGCATACGGCATCGCAATCGGGTCAATCAGAAACTGGTCCCCCGACTGAGGCAACACACTCAAAGTGTTGGACACCATGTCATAGTATTCGTAGACAACGGTACGTTCCTCGTTGTCCAAGTATTCTTCCTGCTCCTGACGGGTCGCCACAGAATACATCGGATACAGCAACGAATCGGCGCTCAGATTTTTTCGCGCCGACGCCTTGTACCGTTTATCTTCCTTCGCATCCTCCAACGGGCGTATGATCCGTTGCGCTATCCACTTGGCGTCCTCCAAACAGGTAGCCTCCGGGTCCACAAATATGTCAAACGGTGAAATGCGTTCCACAAACGGCTGATCCTCAACCACCATCATCGCCGTCTGCGGAATGTTCGCCGACATCTCCTCGTCGGTTGGCAAACCCCCAGCAAACTCCGGCGACTCCATGGCAAACTGGTCCACTTCCCCCGCTGCCTCCTCAAACAAGTCATCCCGTTCCGCCTCCCCAAGACGGCGCTCCTGCTCCAAGAACTTCCACCCGACCTTCACCCAACTGTGACCGAAGATCAAGAAATCTTTGACAGCGCGCCGGAACGGCTTACGAAAGTCGTGATGCTTCCACAAATGGTTGACCACAGCCTCCACAAACGCTGAACGGTCCTGATCATCCGGACTGTTGGGAGTCACCACAATCTTTGGATGATTCACAGACACAGACGGCGCTATCACGTTGATCGTGGAAAACGCCAGATTCACCGCAATGACATCCTCGCCCATATACGTTGTGCTAGGCCAATGCTTGCCACGGTACAAGTCTGTCATGCGACGCCACAGGTTGTCGTAACCCATTTCGTCACGCCACCGGGCAGACGCATCCAACCGGCGTTTGATAATCTCGTACTTGTCAGCCTTGGTTTTACGAGCCATCAGAAATGCGCCTTATCGGGTAAGCGTTCGATGTTGCGTCCCTGAGCGCGCGCCTCCGCCTCGACCTTGTGGCCGCGTTCGCTGCGGGTTAGGTGCTGTTCGTCGGGGGGTAACGTAGACCGGTAACCCAGTCCAGTTACGAAGCCGATGCCAAGCAGCCTTTGACGGCGATCCCATAGGTCATCTAGTTCAGCGCAGGACAGCGCCCCACGCAGCCCCTCCACGTAATCGCGGAACTCGCCGTAGGACGCCCCCCGAGGGAGGATCGCCACGGTTACGGGCGCTTAGTGTGCGGTGCAGCGTTGTGGCCCTTCAGATCCGGCTGAGGCTTAGACGGCTCAACCTGTCCAGTCACGCCATGCTGATTGAATGGTGTCACCCGCGGAGAGTTCTCACCGTAAGCACCCGTGAACTGGGCGTACTTCGGGTCACCGAACCGCTGCTTGGGCGAGTTCGGAGCAGCCGGTTCCCAAATCGGGTTGGCTACCGTAGACGCGCCACGTTCCATCTTGTTATTACGGCCCTTCGGGCCGTCAACTGTCTCCGTGCCACTCGTATGCGACACAAAGTTACGTACTGCCAAGGCAAACACCTCCATTAGAGTCTCTAAAGGGTAAGATCAGACTGTCCCACGTACACTG